TCACGAAATCTTCTTGATGCGGACGCCGCCGAAAGTGCCGATCGAGCCCGACGCGCGCCCGTAGTAGCCGCGCGCCTCGCGCTCCGCGAGCGGGCGCGCCGTGCATGCGCTCGGGCGGACGGTCACCGCGTCGAGCCCGTCGCACGGCACGCGGTGGCCGCCGTCGGCGGCATCGCGCAACGCGAAGCCGAGCATGCGGGCTTCCTCGTTGCCTCGAAACATCGAGATACGCACGTCGTCGCGCACGCGGTCAGAAGTCGCCTCCGATCCTGCTGGAGAGCCCGATCGTCGGGCGCGAGTCGGCCTGAGGATCAAGGAGAAAAACCCCGGTCTCCCGGGGCTCTTCTCTTGTCTGTCGGTGGCGAGTGAGGGATTCGAACCCCCGAATGCAATGCAGTCTGATTTACAGTCAGTGAAGCGGCTGCTCGGTGCGACTCGGCTTGACTCGCTGAGGCCCGGAAATATGCGGAAGTGCCGCGGGCGTCTACTCTGTGAGACTCGCTCCGGTTCGGATGGAACCGGCTTCATACGGTGCAGAATAGGGTGCACGTACCCGCGCAGACCACGCAGATTCCAACAGCCCGGCCGCAGCCCGCTTTCTCTCCTCGAGCGCGTGGGCGTAGACCTTGATCAGCGTCTTGATGTCGGCGTGCCCGAGGATTTCGGCGACGACGGTGAGATCTACTCCGGCGGCGATCATCCGCGACGCCGCGGTGTGGCGGGCAGTGTACGGCTTCGCATGCGGGAGTCCAGCCACCTCAAGCAGACGGGTCCACTGCTGCGCGTCGCCGGCCGGCGTGATCGGTCGTCCGGGGCGCCGGGCCGAGGTGAACACGAACGCGTGCACTACGTCGGGGGTCTCGTCGGGGTCGGTCCAGTCTTCCCAGCGGGACGCCCGGGACATCTCGTGCATCTGCAGTTCCCGGTGCTCGCGGAAGATGTCGGCGAGGTGCCCCGGGAGGGGGAGCTTGCGGTGCTCCGGGTCGGCCTTCGAATCCGTCTTCGTGTACCGCACCAGGCGCAGTTTCTTGTCGACCGTCTGGATCTGCTGGCAGACGAGGATCGACCCTTCGGCGAAGTCGATGTGCGGCCACTCAAGCGCGAGCGCCTCACCTGGCCGCGGGCCGAGCTCGAGAGCGTAGGTGAATCGGGCCTTCGAGCGGGAGTATTCGAGCGCGGCGAAGATCTGGTCAAGGTCGCGATCGGAGAACGGCGTGACTTTCTTCGATGCCGGCGTCGGTGGCGAGACGACCATGCGGGCGACGTTCACCGGGACCCGACCGCGTTTCTGCGCGAGGGTGAGCGAAGCTCGGATGATCGAGTGGAGTTGGTAGATGGTGGCGCCGCTCAAGTCCTTCGCATGGAGGGCTGCATATGCCTCTTCGATGTGCTCTGCGGTGAGCCGGGCGAGGGTGATGTCCCCCAGCCACCCAGGCAGGTACAGGTCGACGGTGGCCTGGTATCCGGCGTGCGTCTTGATCTTGTGCTTCGTCTCGGTGGCGGTGAGCCAGTGGTCGATCCACGCGGACAGCTTAGGCGAGCGGCCGACTGTGAGGACACCGTTGTCGCGTTGCGTCTTGATCTCGCGGAGCTTCTGCGCAACCTCGGTCTTCTTCGTCCCGGAGGCGTACTTTCGGCGCCCGTTGACGGTGACGTACCCGCGGTAGCCGGTGGGGGTCTTGAAGATCGACCCTTCACCTTTCGCCGCCCTACCCACGGGAACCGCCGCCGATGTTCATTTTGCGCACTCCCCGCTTTTGGTAGCGCTCCCGGGCCCAGCTAGCATGCGCGTCGAGGAGAGTCACGATGACGGGTTGTTCGGCGCGGGATCGCGCGAAGTGCGTAGGTGTCCACTTTGCCATGTTGGGACCTCTCATGGTTCTCCTGGTCGTTCTGCCGATCGTGTTGTACGAACGCCGACAGGCGTTCTCCGTGCAGTCGCTCGCGACGGAAGCTCGGATGAACGGCGTGAAGCCGTCAGAGTTTCTTCTGCAGATCGGCTTGGACGGCGTCTAGCAGCTTGCTTGCGTCGAGCTGTAGGGCTCGGGCTATCCTCCCGAATGCGGCAAGGGGGATGTCGCGGTACCCATTGAGGTAGCGCATTAGGGTGTTGCGCGGTATGCCGGTTGTGTCGGCGAGGGCCGGGAACGTCATGTGCAGGCGCTCGCGCTGAGCGCGTAGTTCGGCGGCGACGGCGGTCGTGAAGGCCTTGCCGTACTCGCGGTCGCCGCCTGGGCCCATGCGAGAAACCTATCTGAGCAGTGGAGTCGGTGACAGTGGCCGTGTGCTTGGTTCGTGGTGCGAAGGTTTAGCTGTGAAAACTTTATGGCGGCACCCATATGGGTGCTATCGTCCCGGCATGGGATCGGTCTCACCCGATCGAGGCGGTCCCATTCCGGCGCAAAGACGCGTTGGGGGCGCGCATCGAGGAATAGCACCTCGGGAGTGGAGTAGGCCGTAATGGACACTGTCGAGGACCTGTGGATCGAAGCGCAGCGACTCGGAGTGGATCCGGTCACTCTGTTGCCATCCGTTCCGTCGCGTCGGAGATGATGCGTTCGGGCTTGGCGTCGATGGCTTCGCAGATCCGGTAGAGCACAGGGATAGGAATCGCTCGCTCGCCGTTGAGGTAGCGAGTGAGAGTGTTCCGCTCGATGTCGACGAGGCCCGCGAGCTTGACGACGGAGAGTTTCCGGTAGCTGGCCTCGGCGCGTAGCAGGCTGCCGACGATGACATTGAACCGGTGAGCTTCATCTGTACCCATGTGGATGAACGTATCACGTCTTTGGATACAAATTGCACCCAAATAGGTGAACACTGACTATTGTGTTGCATCCATATGGGTGCATATAGTTGGTCTATGGCAGCAACCATCACTCAGGATCTCGCCGACAAAGTAGCGGCAGAGATGACTCGCAAGCGGGTCAGCCAGACGCTCCTAGCGGAGAAGTCGGGCATCCCGTACAGCACCCTCAACCGCAAGCTCAATGGCATCGGCACGTTCAACGTCGTCGAAGTGTGGCGCATCGCGCAGGCTCTCGAGGTCCCCCCTGTAGACCTTCTGCCGGCGTCGTTCACAGCAGAGCGGACGGTTGCGGCGTGACCACCGCGGCGCCGCAGCTCCTCACGGTCGCACAGGTCGCCCGCCGACTCAGCGTCGGCATCGACTGGGTTTACGACCGCATTAACCGCGGGGCGATCCCCGTGGTTGAACTCGGTGACACCCGGAAGAACCAGCGCATCCGCGAATCCGACCTCGCCGCTTTCATCGACCAGCACACGTACGGGGCGAAGGCGTCATGAGCGCCGTCGCGTTGAGCAAGCAACTCGACGACCTCAAGATCGTGACGCTCACGGACGGTGAGGTGTGGTCCGCTCGTGACTTGATGCCGTTCGTTGGGTACGAGCGGTGGGAGAACTGGTCGAAGGCGATCAACCGGGCGATCGCGTCGGTGGATGCGTCGGGACTGGACGCTTCGGACCATTTTCGTGGGGTCACGAAAATGGTCGAACTCGGCTCCGGTGCCCGCCGTCAGGTCGAAGATCTCGAACTGACCCGGTACGCGTGCTACATCCTGTTCCAGAACGCGGACGGGTCGAAGCCGGAGATCGCGGCGTTGCAGTCGTACTTCGCGGTGCAGACCCGGAAGCAGGAGACGGCACCGGTCCTGTCGGATGACGAGATCGTGGCGCGGGCGTTGCAGATCACATCCGCCCGGGTGCAGGTTCTTGAGGCGAAGGTCGCTGAGGACGCCCCGAAGGTCGCCTATGTGGACGAGTTCGTGTCCCCGGACGACGTGGTGTTGTTCAAGGTCGCAGCGCAGCAGCTCGGTTTGACGGAGCCGCAGTTTCGGGAGCGTCTCGTCGACGCGGGGTGGGTGTACCGGAAGACGATCGGTACTCGGTGGTCGCAGTCGCAGCAACGTCAGTTCCCGGAGTACGAGTGGCGTGCGTACGCGGCCCATGCGGGGAAGTTCTCGTTGCGTCCGCAGCACAACGCTCCCCGCCACCACAACGGTCAGGTGAAGCAGACCCTCTACATTCACGCGGCCGCGTTGCCGGCGTTCAAGCTCCGCTTCGGGCAGGTCGAACCTGTCGCCCTCGCGGCATCCCACTAAAAAGACCCGCCCCTGGCTGGCACCAGGGGCGAATCGAAAGAGAGGAGGGCACTCAGATGCCCACCACCGCCACCATATCAGCGGACAGACTGTTGCAGTCGGTCACCGAGGGGCTGGTCGCCGCTGCTGGCCTCGCTCAGAGTTCACCGATGACCCTGGCAGGGAGCGTTCCCGTCGTCGTCGACATGATGGTCGCTGACGCTGACAGTGTCCACCACGCGGCTCGGCGTATGGGATCGACCGTGACCGAGAAGCGGCTCGACTGGTTCACCGTCGTGGAGACGATCGGGAAGCTCGACGGGATCCGGCTGCACGTTCACGCGCACATCGACATCGATCCCCGCCCGCTCCGTCGTGGCCCTGGGGTCACTGCCGCACTTGCGGAGCGTGACGCGTGAACGACTTCACCGCCTCCAACGGCTACATCGTTCGGCTCGAAGACGAAGAACGCCTCGTCATCGACTGGCCCAGCGAACGAGACGCGCGGATCGCCGCGATCAGCAAGTCCCAGGTCGAGGCGCTGCGGGAGTTCTTCCGGGCTGAGGAGGATGCCAGCCTCGGACGGTGGAGGTGGCCAGAGGACCCGGACTATGTCGTCTACGCACCGCGACCTGGCTTCTCAACGCAAGACGGCTGCGACCTCTTCGTAGTGAACGAATTGTGGGGATCCGCACTCTCCTACGTCGATGCCGAGTTCGCCAGCTACGACGAGGAAGACCAGGCGTTCGCTGCCGCTGGGCGCGCCTACTTCGATGCTCACCCGGAGCCGAAGCCGTGGCACGACGCCAAACCCGGCGAGGTGTGGGAGATCACTCAGGCGAACCAGGAGCCAGCGCTCTACGTGGTGGAGAACACCGAGCAGCGGTTTCTTCATGTCGAGCGTCGCCTGCTGGCGCTGAGCATCGAAGACCCGAACATCATCGCTGGTCGCCGCATCTGGCCGGAGGCGACGTCGTGAACGAGCCGGAGGCTCGCGCCGCACACGATGCCGCTCGCACCGTGGACCTCACCGTCCTGCGCCCCGCCCCGACCGGGTGGCAGCGCGCTGCCGAGGTCGCGGGTGTCATCGCGGCCGGCCTCGCCATTGGAGCGGCGGTGATCCCGTGGTGAACGACGCGGGCCGGACTGTCCTGTTCGCCCTGATCCTCGGCTTCGCACTCACGTCCGTCGCTGTCCTGCGGGGTCACTTCGATATCGCGGGGGTTCTCGCGGTCACCTCATTCATCATCGCCGCCGCCGTCGTGATCGGCGCGCGCATCCACAGAAAGCACAAGCCATGACCACCCCCCGCAGTTTCGAATTCACGGGCCTTGAGAAGGTCATCATCGTCGGCGTCACCGTTCACCAGATCCGGGCAACCCGGGACATCCCTAGCGCCGGAGTGAAGGCCGGAGATGTCGGCGGTTGGATCGAGTCGGCCGAGTTGACGAACGGCGACGCCCGGGTCTCCGGCGACGCATGGGTCTCCGGCAACGCCCAGGTCTCCGGCGACGCCCGGGTCGAGCGGACCTGGGACTACATCGCAGTCGGCCCGATCGGGTCGGAGAACGTTACGGCGACGCTGGTGCGCACTGGTACCGGTCATCTGCTGAACGTGTGCTGCTGGACAGGCACGCTCGATGGTTTGCGGGCGGAAGTCGAGAAGCGACGTCGGGGATGGGGCGCAGATGCCGCCGTGCAGGAGGTGTGGGTGGCGCAGTATGAGGCGCTGTTCGCCATGGGTATGGCTACCGCTTCCCGCTGGGAGGCCCGTTCGTGAGTGCCGTGGTTGACCCGTGGGCTGAGTCGAAGAGTTCACCCACGGTGCGCACGGTCCACGCGGACATGGACCGGGTGAAGTCCGACCACCGCATGACGGTCGGCAGCATGCAACTCGCCCACTGGGAACGGAAGGGCTACACCAGCCACCTCGGGTCTGCACCAGGTATCTCGTACCGGGACGGTGTGTGGGCGGGCATCCAGCTCGTCCTGGACGCGCAGCACGCCGTGGACGACCTCACGACCGGGCAGATGCTCGCCGAGATCCGCAAGGGGAACGGGTCGATCTACGCACCGGTCCTCGCCGCCGACCCGACGTTCCACGCCGACTGCCCACGCTGCAACCGCGAGGTACTCATCGACCGGGAGGGCATGTGCCCCGAGTGCGCGTACGAGTTCCAGGAGGTCGACTGACGACATGAATGCTAAGAATCTCGCAACCGCTCTGGCCGCGTTCCACATGGATCTTCCGAAGGTGGGAAAGGGGTCGACGAACCCCGCGTTCAAGTCGAAGTACGCGGACCTCGCGGACATCGTCGCCGTCGTGCTCCCGGCGCTCGGCCGGCAGGGGCTGGCCTGGCTCACCAGACCGACGATGACCGAGGACGGATTCGTCCTCGAGTACGAACTGCGTCACGAGGGCGGCGAAAAGATCGAGGGCGCCTGGCCGCTGCCGGACCCGTCGAAGACGCCGCCACAGCAACTCGGGTCGGCGGTCACCTACGCGAAGCGGTACACGCTGTCCGCAGTGACGGGGATCGCGCCGGACGAGGATGACGACGGCAACGCGGCATCCGCGAAGGGTGCCCCGCGGCCGAAGCAGCAGCCCGCCGCGCAGAAGCTCGACAACGCGGTGAAGGCGATCACCGAAGCGAAGACGGCTGAGGACCTCGACAAGATCGATGACTACGCCGCCCGTCTCGGGATCAACGGGGTCGCCCGGTACACGTCGGCGATGGCTGAACGGCGTGCCGAGCTTGGTGGGCCGGACCCGGATGCATGGGCGCCCGCTGAGCGCCTTACCGAACCGGAAACGGTGGTGGTTGAGGAAACCACGACGGGTGAGTGGGACACGAAGGATGTGCCCGCATGAACCCCGTGTGGACGGACGAGAAGATCCGTGAGGGTTTCATCGACGACGGTGGGCAGTCCGCCTACTACGACCCAATCAACGGCGAGAAGGAACAGCGGCGCATCGCGGGCGCGATCTTCGACGAGTGGATTGCACGGCACGATGCCGCTGTCCGGGCCGCGGTGGACTGGCGTGTTCTTGGGGGCCTTGTCCCCGGCGTGATCACCGCCGCATGGCTGCGGGACGGTGACCGGGTAACGATCGCCGCGATCGAAGGTGTCGTAAACGTTCACCGTGTTCACCAGGTCGAGGATGTTGCCCGGTTTGTTGTGCGCACTGACCGTGGGGCTGAGGTCGCGTTCGAGCGGTGGACGGGCAGCGAGGTCCGCGTCATCGCCGCGGCGGACGGAGGCGGGAGATGATCCCCGCCACGCAAGCAGCGGAGGTGCGCGCCAAGATCTTCGCTGACGCCGACCTCAAGCCAGACCTCAAGCTATTCGCTCTCGCGATCGTTCACCTCCTGGAAACACCGCGCCCGCCGAAGGTGAAGGAGTTCCGCAAGGAGTCGTGGGCGTACCGTGCGCTGCGCCTCGCGGGACACTCCGGAACCACGGACGATCTCACTCGGCATCTGCGCTGGTTGATCCGCGACGACGTCCCGAAGTACAGGCTGCCGAAGGAACCGGAACGGGTGTGCGTGGGTGTCATGCTGCGGCCCGCTGGCGCGCCATGCTCGCGGCGGGCAAGCAGCATCTCTACTCGTCCCAACCCGCTGACGGGCGAGCGGGAGTGGATCGGCTCCTGTTCGAACGAACGCCACCGCCAACAGTACGAGACGACACGCCGTGAGGCGTGGGCGGCGTGGCGCGCGAACGGCGAACCCGCCCCGAAGCCCAACAGTGGCGGGCTCCTGCTCCGTCACTTCGAACGCGGCATAGAACCCCTCTACGAGTGGGCTGATCGCGACTACACCCGCGGCGACGCGCCCACCCCGCCCGCCATCGAGGGCGAGATCGCGGGTGTCGTCTCCCTCGCCGACTACCGCAAGAAGGAGAGTGCCGAATGAACGCGCCTCGCCGTACTCGCGCATCTGCACGTTCCGCCGGCACACGGTTTGAACGCACCATCGCCGACTTCCTCGCCACTCGCCTCGGTGACGACCGCATCGACCGGCGTCCTAAGACAGGGGCGAAGGACCGGGGAGACATCGGTGGTGTCCGAACCCCGCTCGGTGGGCGTGTCGTCCTCGAATGCAAAGACACCACCCGCCTCGACCTCCCGGGGTGGCTCCGGCAAGCCGAGGTGGAGCGTGGCAACGATGACGCCGTGGCTGGTGTGGTCGTGCACAAGAAACGAGGCACTGCAGAACCGGCCGAACAGTACGTGACGATGAGCCTCGAAACCCTTGCCGTCCTCATCGAAGGCGGGGCCAGAGCATGAGCGCTACGTCTGGCGAGTTGTTCGCCGGCACGGGGATGCTGGGCCGTGCCGTCGGCGAGGTGTTCGGCACGCGCCCTGGTTGGTTTTGCGAGTTCGACGCGGCCCCATCAAAGGTGCTCGCACACCACTACCCGGACGTCCCGAACTTTGGCGATGTCACGAAGGTCGACTTCACGACCGTCCCGCACACGCAGGTCCGGGCCGGCGGGTTCCCTTGCCAGGACGTGTCCGTTTCCGGTGCCCGAGCGGGGCTCCGCGACGGCACCCGTTCCGGCTTGTGGTCGGAGTTCGCCCGCTCGATCGCGGAGGACCGCCCGGATTGGGTGGTCATCGAGAACGTTGGAGGTCTGCTCAGTGCGGAAGCACATAGCGACGTGGAACCCTGCCCGTGGTGTCTGGGAGACGAACCGGGTGAACCTGCTCTGCGGGCACTCGGAGCCGTTCTCGCTGACCTGGCCGCGCTCGGGTTCGATGCGGAATGGACGAGCATCCGAGCTTCCGACGTCGGCGCCCCCCACGGTCGCCTCCGCGTTTTCATCCTCGCCTGGCCCGCAGAGCGAACTGTTGCCGACACCGGCAGCGTCGGATGGGACGGGCGGCAGGGTGTCGGCGGAGATGGGGGGAACGCGTCCGTCGGGGCAGAAGAGGTCAGTGACGCTCGCAACCGCGAGCCATCACCGAGTCACCTGACGCTGCTGCCGACACCGACGGTCGTGATGAACGACGGCGAATCAGTTGAGTCGTGGTCGGCGCGCCGTGACCGGGTGAAGGCGACCGGCGTGAATGGCAACGGCATGGGGATGCCGTTGCCCATCGCCGTGCAGCTGCTGCCGACACCGGTTGCCCAGCCATCGGGTAACAGTCCGAGCGAGCACCTCCGCAAGAAGCCGGGCCGCGGCGTCATCACTGACCTCGCGATCATCGCCGAGAACGGACTCATCGAGACCGGCGGTCGACTTCTCCCGACTCCGGTTGCGTCGGATTCGCGAGACGGAGCACGGCACACCACCATCGCCCCGGCTTCGCACAGCGGGACGTCGCTCACGGATGCCACCCGCGCGCTACTGCCGACACCTCAGGTGGCCGACGCCACGGGAGGGCACGCGTCGCGGAGCGGGGCGCGAGCCGACGAGAAGCTGCTCCCCGGGGCAGCAGTGGATGCCGCAACGGGATGGGGCCCGTACGCCGCCGCGATCGCTCGGTGGGAGCAGGTCATCGGTCGGACAGCACCGTCACCCGTGCGGATGGACGGGAAGGGCGGGAAGGCCCGCCTGAACCCGGAGCTGACTGAGTGGATGATGGGCTGGCCGTACGGCTGGGTGACGGCATCCGTCATCGGCCTGTCCCGCGCCGAGCAGCTCAAGGCGTGCGGAAACGGGGTCGTGCTGCAGCAGGCCATCGCCGCGTTGCGAATGCTCCTCGCCCGTCCCGGCGTGCCCGTTGTCGAGTGGGAGCTCGCGGCATGAGCGCTATGTCGGCGACGGTGATTCGTTGCGACTCCACCGGGTGTAGGGCTTCTCTGGCCGCGGAACCGCGGGAGACGGATCTTGAGTTGCGTATCCGGGCTTCTCGTGACCGGGGGTGGCGGTTCACACCGTCGCTGCGTCAGGGCGGACACACCGACCTCTGCGAGGCCCACGCATGAACTACGTGCCGCCGCCGGTCCCGCGTGATGAGCCTCGGGGGTTGTGCCGCCCGTCGTGTTGCAAGACACCGCTGGGGCATTCCGCTATCGCCCCGTCCACCTGTACCTGCCACCGGAAGGAGGAGAAATGATCGGCCCGAAGACACCGAAGCTGACCCGGAAGCAGGAGCGGGAAGCGTACGCCCTGGTGACGGAACGTGACCGTGGGGCGTGTGTCCGCTGCGGCCTGACGGGTCCGGTGGAGCGGGATCACCGCCAGAACCGGGACGCGTACAACACCACGGTCGCGAACCTGCAACTCCTGGGTGGGCCGTTCGGGTGCGGATGCCACCAGTGGAAGACCGAACACCCCGAAGACGCCGTACGGGAGGGTTTCGCTGTGCCCCGGTGGGCGCGTCCCGATGTGTGGCCCGCGTGGCGGCACGGGACCGGTTGGGTCCTCTACTACGACGCCCCTGTGGGTGGGGAGTGGTGGCGGGAGATCACCGAAACCACCGCCGACCTCCTCCGAGGGGGTGCCCGATGACCGCAGGTTTGTCGTGGTTCCGCGTCGATTCCGACATCGCGCAGAACCCAAAGATCGCTCAACTCGTCGCCGATCACGGACAGAAAGGTCTCGCGGCCGCGTTCGTTTTCATCTGCTCGATCGGGCATTCAGCGGGACATAACACCGATGGCGAGGTCACGAAGGGTGTTTCTCCGCACATCTACGGCAACGCTGCGCTGGCCCGGTTGTTGGTGGAGGCGGGGCTGTGGGAGGTCACGGATAAGGGGTGGGTGATCCCTGGTTACGCGGAATCTCAACCGACGAGGGCGACTCTCGACGCTGAGGCGGACAAGCGTTCCGAGGCTGGCCGGAAGGCAGCGAACGCGAGGTGGGGCAATGGTTGAGCAATGCGACCGCATATGCGTTGGGCATGCGGTTCGCATGCGATTCGCATGCGATGCGGAATGCCACGTAACGAGACGGTACGGGACGGAACGTAAGAGCATCCAAGACCCCGCATCGAATTCTCTCGTTCCTAATGCGCCGACCCCTGTGGATAACCGGTGGATGGTCGCCGATGAGATGTTCCGCGACTTCATCGCGAGCCACGCCGAGCAGCGTCGCGACAGCTATCGGAGACGCATGTTGCTCCGTGAACGGCTGGACCTCAGAAAGCCGGTCGACCAGAAGATCCACGAGATGCGCTGCTACGACGCCGAGACGGAGCGGCTGCGCCGACAGATCGAGGCGCGGCATGTGGGCTGACGGGTTCACCGCGTACCTCGCCTCGTACGAGGTCCGCCTCCACCGCCGAACGAAGACCTTCGGTGGCGTCGCATGGCCGCCCGGGGCACCGGGCCTCATCACCGAAGAAAGACAGCTTGAGATCGCCATCGCGGCGAGGAAGAAGAAGACAGCATGACCGAACGAATCGACCACGTCGCCGAGGCGATCAACTACCTCGACGCAACGCCAATCGAAACGCACGCTGAAGCCGACCGGAAGGTAGTTACCGCTCAGGTGCACGCGACGCTCGCCCTCGTCGAGCAGCAGCGCATCGCCAACCTGCTCACCATCGCCAACTGGGTGTCGAACAGCGACCTCGGAGTGAAGCTCGACGACCTCCGCATTGGGGTTGCCGGCGAGGTCTGGGAAGGGCTGGGCCTGTCGTGAGCGGGGAACTGTACACGCCCACCACCGCGGACGTGCGATCGGCGGCGATTCTGCTGCACACGTCGTTCGCCCTGTCCGTGCCCGAGTTCGACCGCTGGCTTCGTGCGCATGACGCCGAGGTCGCACGGGAAACCATCCTCCAATTCGTCGACAAGCTCAGCCAGGGCGTCGAACGCAATCTCATCCAAACCGAGGAGAACACGAAATGACCGGCGAAACCACCTTGACCGTTGTCGGCAACTTGACCGCAGATCCCGAGCTGAGATTCACGCAGAACGGCGTTGCGGTGGCGAACTTCACCATCGCGTCGACCCCCCGCACGTTCGACCGTCAGGCGAACGAGTGGAAGGACGGCGAGGCGCTCTTCCTGCGCGCCTCGGTGTGGCGCGAATTCGCCGAGCACGTCGCCGGATCGCTGACGAAGGGCTCCCGCGTCATCGCGACCGGTCGCCTCAAGCAGCGCTCGTACCAGGACCGCGAGGGCAACAACCGCACCTCGATCGAGCTGGAGGTCGACGAGATCGGCCCCTCGCTCCGCTACGCGACCGCACAGGTCACCCGTGCCGCGTCCACGGGCGGATCTGGCGGGAGTTACACCGCCCCCCGGGGTTCGGAGCCGTGGGAGACCCCGGGAGCCACTGACACGGGCACACAGGACACGTGGGGAGGTGGCGGATATGGAACCGACACGCCCTTCTGACCTCCCCGAGATCGTCCGAGCGATCGTCGCCGAGGTAGACGCCTTCTACCCACGTGACCTGTGGCCGTGCGTCACCGATCAGCAGCTTGCTTCTCTGCACGAGTGGGCAAGAGCGGCGCACGGTCTACCGGATGGATCACGCTTCCACGTTGCTGGGATTCGCCACGCTCTGCGGCTTGTGCAGCAGATTGCGGATGATGTCGACACGACCGCGCGGATCCTCGCGCAGATCGGAGGCTGATCATGCCTGTGAGAATCCAGCAGCGCCGCACGAAGGGCTGGCGGAAGCCGGAGAACACCGTCAGCGTCGCCCGCCCCGGACAGTGGGGTAACCCGTTCGTCGCTGGGACAACGAAGTGGCTTTCCGACCCCGAAGGCAATGCGGTGCTGGTCCCGGTCCCGGACATTCAGGCCGCCGTGGATCTCTTCCGCTGGTACGTGACCGGGGGAGAGCGCGAAGCCTTGATCCGCTCCAACTTGCGCGGCAAGAACCTCATGTGTTTTTGCCCGCTGGATCAGCCGTGCCACGCGGACGTGCTGCTCGAACTCGCGAACCCCGCACCCCTGTGCCCGGAGTGTCGGGACGGCAAATGCCGAAACTGTGTCGGTAAAGCGCTCACCGACGACGACGAACTGGTGCCCTGCGGGTGCCCCAACCACAGGGAGGTGAGCGCCTAATGGCCGGAACTGCTCACATCACGCACCAACTGACACGGTGGCCGGGAAAGCCCACCTCGGGACGCTTTGTGTTCCGTTCACGGACCCGGGCCGGCTGGTTCTGGCAGTGCGATCTTCACGACGAGGACGAAGCGCAGCCGGACCAATACGGCGAAGTGGTTCCGACCATGCAGGAGGCCTTCGCGGGCGCGCTTGCCCACGCTGCGGTCTGCACCCCCTCGGAGGTCTCCTCATGACCCTCGTCTGCGTCACGAATGACGGCATCCCCGGCATCCGCGCCTGCACGGTCCTGGGTCAGCATGGGACAGCGTGCCCGGGTCCGGTGGAGGACGGTGGCCAGTGTCGGGGGTGTCTGCCGATGCCCGCGCAGGTCGGTTTCCTGTGCGGCCATTGCTTTGGCCTTGTGGAGCACGCGTACGCCGGATGGGACCGCTGGTCGACCCTGATCACCGCCGCCGGTGGTCGGGCTGTGTCCCCGACCGGCGCCGGCGGGTCGACCGCGTTGGGCTACTCGAACCTGTCGCTCGCGTTCCTCGAACTCGACGCCTGCGAACGACACCTGTCCACCCGGGGTGACCGGACCCTGAACGTGTGGGTGTCCGACCATGACGGGGCCGCCCACGCGGTCCAGTTCGCGCACGCCGCGTTCAACGCGTACCGGACCCTCGAGGTCGAGGAACGGGAGAAGCGCACACCACCGCCCGCCCGCTGCCCCCACTGCGGCCTCCTCACGTTGACCCGGAACACGGAGCGGGTCGTAGGGGCGTTCACGGTCGTTGAGTGCCAGCACTGCGGGGGTGTGCTCGACAAGGTCCGCACGGGACCCGACACGTGGGGCGGCTCCCAAGCCTGCGAATCCGTCGACGCCCTCCACCACGCCGACTGTGCCGACGTCGCCTGTGACTGCTGGTGCCACCACTACGGCACCAAATCCCGGCGGGCGGGCATCCCCGCCCTGTGGGACGGCGACCTCGCCACCGCCGCCCCAGGCTCCGCACCCCGGGATGAGTGGGTCATCACCGACCCGCACACCATCACCCGTATCACCGAAGGAAGGAAGACCGCATGACCACCGAAGACCTGATCGCGGCAGCACGCCGCGATATCGCCGACGCGGACCACTGCGTCGCCCTGCATATCACGCCCGCGGTGCATCAGCTTCACCGCCGCCTGCGGGAAGTGACGGATGCTCTCGCCGCCCTGTCTTCCCCGCCCACCGACGACGTACGCGCGTGGCGCCCAGAGGACGGTGATACTCGATGCCAGTCTTGCGGCCGTCCCAACCCGGTCTGGTGGGCGGATAACGCCGACTGGAACCGGCTCATGCCGAACGACGGCGTGCTCTGCCCCACCTGCTACCACGCGCTGTGGATGGGCGGCCAGATCGTCGCACCGCACCTGCCGCCGCCCACCGACGACGTACGCGAAGCGCTGCGCAAGCTGATCATGGGGCCGATTCTGGATTCCTGCTATGCGGCAGGGCACGCGACCACTTGGGCGCGGGGCGGGTATCGCAACGATGTCCCGACACTCTGTGATCCGTGCCAGGCGCTGATCCGGTCGCTTCCAGCGGCCATCCTCGCCATGTTCGAGGTTCGCCCGCGCGGGCCGGTCACCGACGCCAAGGTTCCGGCCCTACCCGACGACTGCGACTGCGAGGACCGAGAGGCGCTCGTGCGCCCCGAGGGACTGGTCTGCGGCACCTGTGGGAAGGTCATCGCACCGGAGGCCCACTCATGAGCCGCCTCGAACCCATCGACGCCATCGAAGCCAACCATCCACAGAACGCGGCGTCGATGACGATCCACGGCAAGCATCCGTACTGGGGTAGTCACCGCCACCACGCATGCCCGCTTGACGCCGGTCATGACGGACCCTGCGCGTGCCACTACTGCGACAAGATCCAGGACCACATGGATGGGGGTCCCGATGCCTGACGGAAGCCCGATCGACCAGTGGTGGAAGTCGCACCGACCCGTGCGCTCCACCTCGGCATCCACCCGCATCTGCGCGGCCAGCCGGTACGGCATCGCCTACTGCGGGACGAGGCGCAACGCGGGCGTGTCCACCAACCGCGCGGCGGTGACGTGCGCGGACTGCATCGCCGCCATCGCCGCCGACGAGCCGACCACCCAGAACCACACGGACGGGGGCGCGGAATGACCTGTCGAGGGTGCGGCGGGACCGGCCGCGTGAGTCCTCGCCACGCATTCGCGGGCATCTGCACGCGCTGCTGGGGCTCGGGAACCGAGCCAAAGCCCGAGACCGAGAACCACAAGGATGGGGGCGAGAGCGAATGATGACCATGCCGATGCTGCGCTGCTACGACTGCCGACAGCACGCGGTAGACGCTGACGACACCGAGCGTCACCGGGCCGAGACTGGACATGAGCAATGGGTGAGCATCGCTCACGAGCTGGATCCCGCCCACCTGAACGGGGACCGAGATGCCTGAAACGCCCAACTTGGAGGAAGCGCTGGCGATCGCGCGGTCGGGATCGTGGGCGGCGTACTGCACCGACTGCGATACGAACAGCGGGCGTCTGGCATCGCGTGCGGAAGCTGAGGTGTGGCCGACGCTGCACCGCGTGTTCTCGCCCACGTGCAAGCCGCCTCACCACTCGGATGGGGATCTGTGATGCCTGAGACACGAGCGCGCCGCAGAATCCGGCAGGCGGTTGAGTCGCGCGGATACTCGGTCGAGTCGCTCGACTGGGAGACGCCCTACAACGCGGGTGAGGGCATGGGAATGGCGGGCGGTTGGGAACTCATCCTCGACCGCCCGTGCTTCGAGAACACCTCCCCCGGGGACGACCTTGGGGGGCTGAGTGTCGAAGAGCTCATCGGCATCATCGACTGGTCGATCGTGCCGCCCGAGCCGTGCGCGTGCTACCCGGATGGGCGGCGGCCGGGGCGCCTGCCAACGCATCCGCTCGTGGGCGATCCGAGAGAGCCTCTGCACGCCGAAGGCTGCAAGTGGCGGCTGAACTACCGACTGCCGTGGTGGCCCGGTTCGAGTGTTCCCTCGTCTGGGGGTACGTCGTGACCGACGTGCTGGTGATCGACCCGCGCACGGCACCGGATCCGTTCGCGATCCCGAACGTCGCCCTCGTGCCCTTGTCGGCGGCGCACATCGTCATCGCCAAGGCCAGGGCTACCGTCTACCGTTGGGTGGAGGAGGACCGCATCACCGTCCACCTCCTCAACCTCCCCGGAAAGGCCGTCAAGCAGTACGTACAAGCCGGCGAACTCCGCGAACTCGAAGCCCGAATGCACCTCCTCGGGCTGAGCGAAAAACGCCGAACGAAGGTGCTCGCAGCACGCGAGACTATGAGATAGTCTGGTGACAGATGGTGGATAACTCCGCCAACACGACAGCCCCGGCCTCGATAGGACGCCGGGGCTTCGTCGTACCCCCTGACCAGCGTGGCGGGCCTTTCGACAACTTCGGGTGCGCGGTAACCAACCCGCCAAGGCACCCCGAGCCGGACCCGCCACGCTCCCTGACCTCCTCGTCCGTTCCTGCGACGTTATGCGGGGCGTGTGGCGGGTTGAGGCGGCCGAACAATCGCGGCCAACACGGGTGACGTTGGCGTAGACGCACCCACAACTGAACACCGCGGAGCCGACGTCGCTAGTCGTGGCCGCGACCCCGGCTGATCGTCCAATGGAGCGGTCTCGCCCATATCGGCTCGCGGCATGGCCATGCGACGGCGAGCGACTTACTGGGCAGGTCCAGGACACCCCGCATGGGCGAGGGAGATGCGGTTCGAATCCGCGACGCCGACAATGCGAGTCCTCGGCCCTGCACCGCGACTGAGCACTTCTTGTGCCGAGTACACGCGGTCAGGTAGTCGAGATGGTGCGCACCGCTCGCAGAAGACCCAGGTGATCGCGGACGCGGCGATCACAACGCTCCGTGAATGCCACGGCCCGGCGTTTAGCGACCTGGGCACTTCTTCACCCTTGACGACGGAGTCGACATGCGCACCACCCTCACCCTCGCGGGCATAGCCGCTGGTGTGGCCCTCACGGTCACCGTACAGCGGTGGACACCGTACGCCCTCGTCTGGCTGTTCTCGAGAGGAGACCGCTGATGAGCTTCGACGACTTCGCTCGATTCAGCCTGTGCGCACTCATCGCGATCGCCTCACTCGGGACGTTGAGATGGGTCCTGAATCGCTGGGGTGACTGATGCTCTCCTGGATCACCTGCCCCGTCTGCGGTGAGCCCGCGGTCTCGTCCTCCTCGCTGAGGTAGGCGGACACGAGGTCACAGCACACGCCGAGTGAACGCGTCCAAGATGCACGAGTGTGCCGGCTGCGGATCCATGTACGTCACCCCACTCGCCGCCGCGGTGTGCTGCGACGTCGAATACGACCAGCCCAGCATCGTCCGCTCCACCGACTGACCCAACGTACGGGGAACACCCCCGACACCCCACCGGGCAAGAGGCCCACGGAGGTGACCCATGACCGGCAGCGGTGCAACGTTCGACACGGCTCTCGCGCGTGAGCTGTACGACGCGGGCCATTCGTGCCGTTCGATCGCGGCGAAGTTGAATGTCGCGCCGTCGACGATTTCCCGGTGGGCGAAGGGTGAGGATCTCGCGTTCGACCGGTCGCAGACGGCGATGGCTGTGCGCGCGCACACGGTGGATCTCGCGGCGGCACGGAACGAGCTCGCGCAGCGGCTCATGGTGTCGTCGTTCGATGCTCTGGACGAGTTGGACGGCCCGTACCTGGTGTACAGCTTCGGCGGGCGGGACAACGACTACAACGAGCACGAGCTGGAACGCCCGCCGGTGGAAGTGCGCGCGAAGGTGCACGCCCTGGCGAAACAGGCGTTCGACGCGTCGTCGCGGATCCTCGAGCGCACTGACACGGGCCTGGACCTCGCGGTAGGTGTGCTCGACACGATCGCTGCTGTCGCCGCGGATGCGGCGCGGCGGTACCGGGAGAGCCCTGACGATGCGGATTGACGAGCTTGAGCGTCTCGTGTCGCGGGCTCAGATCCTGTCTCTCGTTGATGCGATGCGGTTCAAGCTCGCGCTCTGGTTCGGGGCGGTCTCGTCGGGCAAGACGGTGATCAGCCTGTTCGCGTTCCTGCTGGCCGTGCGTGTCGCCCCGAACACGGGCATCATCGTGATCGTCGGGCGGACGTTGCAGACGGTCTACCAGAACGTGTTCGTGCTGTTCCAGAACACGTCGATCTTCGGTTCGCTGATCTCGTCGCAGATCCACTACACGCCGGGGGCATCGTCGGCGCGGATCCTGGGCCGTGAGGTCATGGTCATCGGCGCGTCGAACAAGGAAGCGGTCGGCCGTATCCAGGGTTCGACGGTGGCGCTCGCGTACGTGGATGAGGCGGCGCTCCTCCCTGAGGAGTTCTGGAACATGCTCGTGTCCCGCCTCCGTGTGGAGGGCGCGCGTCTCCTCGCGACGATGAACCCCGCGTCCCGGAACCACTGGATTCGGAAGAACTGGATCGTCCCCGGGCCGGCGAAGAACCTCATCTCGTTCCACTTCACGATGCGGGACAACCCGAACCTGCCCGCCGAGTACGTCGCCGACATGGAACGTTCTTTCTCCGGCGTGTTCTACGACCGGATGATCAAGGGCGAGTGGACGAACGCTGAGGGCGCCGTGTACCCCATGTGGGACCCGGACCGGCACGTCATCCCCTTCGCCGACATGCCCCGCATGCGGGATGTCATGGGCATCGGGATGGACTACGGCACGACGAACACGACCGCGGCGCTCATGCTCGGCGTGTCCGACGAGCCCAAGCCCCGCCTGATCCTGATGGACGAGTGGCGGTACAACCCGAAGGACCACAACGACATCCGCCTGACCGACGCGGAACTGTCGAAACGGTTTCGGGCGTGGCTGCCGCAACCGCACACCCCGCTGGATCAGCCGATCCACCCGCGGTTCCTGATGCTCGACCCGGCCGCCGCGTCGATGCACATGCAGATGCATCAGGACCTCCGCGGCACCGGCCTCGCACCCTGGCCCGCGACGAACGATGTTCTCCCCGGCATCCAGACGATCGCGAACGCCCTCGATTCGGGCCGCCTCGTCGTCACCGACCGGTGTACCGGGTGGAACGAGGAAGTCACCGAGTACCGGTGGGACGCGAAAGCCACCGACGCCGGCGAGGACCAGGTCGTGAAAGAGAACGACCACTCCCTCGACGCGGGCCGGTACATCACCCACTCGACCGTCGGCTACTGGAAACCCCAGCTGACCGCAGCCTGACCCGGGAAGGGGTACGCATGCCGATCCCCGCCGAGAACACCGAGTGGCCCCCGAAGCCGTGGGATGAGGCGTACCAGGCGTACGCGCTGAACGAGGCGTGGCAGCTCGGCGACACCGCCGCGCTCGAGCGGCTGTACACGTCGGACCGGCAGCAGCAGGCCACGCACATTCGCCGCGGTCAGGCGATGCGTGGCGGGCTCGTCGGTGCCGCGTCGCTGATGTTCTGGGGCCGCCCGGTCCCCGCGAACGAGAACCGCACCCGCATCCACGTCCCCGCCCCCGCGGACCTCGCGACCCTGTCGTCGGACCTGGTGTTCGCGGAACCGCCGGAGGTTACGCTCGGCGCGGACGGCGCGAAGGACGAGAAGGCGAAGGCCCGCCTCGACCTCATCGCGAACAGCGAGAACGCGCACGCCACATGGAACACCATGGGCGAGCTCAAGGCGGCGCTCGGCGCGACGGTCATCACGACCGCGTGGGACACGTCCGTCGCTGACCACGTGTGGCTCGAGGTCGCCGCGGCCGACGTGATCATCCCCGTGTTCCGCCGCGGTGTGATGGTCGAGTGCACCATGTGGACCGAGTTCCGGGAGGACCGGTCGCAGACCGTGTACCGGCACCTTGAGCACCACGAGGTCGGTTCGATCGAGCACGCCTTGTACCGGGGCACGGAGAACAATCTGGGCCGGCGTGTGCCGCTGCAGGACCGCCCCGAGACGGAGTCCCTCGCCGTCCTGGTGGACGCGGACTCCCGCATCCTCACCGGCATCGACCGGCTCACATGCTCGTACAACCTGAACATGCCGACCCGGGCGTGGCGGAAGAAGGGTGTCCTCGCGAACACGGGCCGCTCCGACTACGCCGGCCTGCACCCCCTGTTCGATGCGCTGGACGAGACGTTCTCGTCGTGGATGCGTGACCTCCGGCAGGGCGCGGGTCGCATCCTCGTCCCCGACGCGATGCTCGACTACCTCGGCCCCGGCATGGGTGCGAGCTTCGACATGGGCCGCGAGGTCTTCGCCGGGCTCAACACCCCCGGCGACCCGTCGAAGGTCGCACTCGACAAGGTCCAGTTCGACATCCGTGTGGAGCAGCACGAGCGCACCGCGTTCGCGATCTACCGCGAGATCCTCCGCGCCGCCGGCTACAGCCAGTCCGCGTGGGGCGACTACTCCGGTGGCGGGCAGGGCGGCACGCAGACCGCGACCGAGGTCGACGACCGCAACAAGGCGTCCGAACGCACCCGCGACAAGAAGATCCTGTACGACAAGTCCGCGATCTCCCGTCAGGCATCGGTCGCGCTCGAACTCGACGGGCGACTGTTCCCCGGGAAGGGCGGCGGCCGCTTCGAGCAGCCGACCGTGATCTTCCCCGACGTGTCGCAGGAAGACCCGGAGAAGCTGGCCCGCACCCTGTCCCTCCTCGACGCCGCGGGCGCGATCTCCACGTGGGAGAAGGTGGCCCGCGCGAACCCCGACTGGGGTGAGGACGAGATCAAGACCGAGGTGACCCGGATCCGTCAGGACAAGGGCACGGCAGTCGACCCGACCACGTTCGACGGCACCGACCCCGCGGTCGACCCCACCGACACGGAGGTGGCGTGATGCTGTGGCTCTGGCGGTGGGGCGCTACCGGCGCAGCTGAGCGGCGGATCCTCCGCGATGACGCCGCGCACCGTGATCGTCTGCACACCGCCGCCGTAGCTCGCCGCCGCAAGGCGAAGCGCGGAGGCCGCCGGTAGGAGGTCGTCGTGGCGGTGTTCAAGCCGGACCCGGAACGGTCGATCGAGGACATCGTCGAGGAACTCGGACGGGAGATCGCCGACCGGTACCGCGACGCGGAAGACCTCATGATCCGTGAGGTCGCCGCCCGCGCCCGCCGCGACATCGACCTCGCCGGACGTCTCCCCGAGGCTGCCGCGGGTGCCGGGTTGACGGTGGCGCAGCGGCGCGAACAGAACCGCATCCTCTCGGAACTCGCCGCGCAGCGCGCCCGGGCACTCCGGGAGCTCGCGGACATCGCCGACAAGGTGGCCCGGGACCTCGGGTCGGGTTCGTTCGCGGAGCGGGTCATCGCTGTCGCCGCGCTGGAAGGTGAGGCGGCGGCCGCCGCGCAGCTCGGGCTGACCGTCCCACCGATCCGGCCGGTGCCGTTCACGTCTTCGGCGGCTCAGGCGGCGGGCATGGTCGCGATCTCCCTCGAGAACCGGTTGGAGGATCTGCGGCAGCGGATCACCCGGTACCCGCGGGACGCGTACCAGCGGATCGTGGCGGTCTACACGCCGTCCACGATCCTGGGGACGCAGACGGCGCGGGAGCAGCAGGCGCGGATCGTGCAGCGGTTTCTCGCCGAGGGCATTACCGGGTTCGTGGATCGTGGTGGGCGCCGGTGGACGATCGGCGCGTACGCGGAGATGGCCGGGCGCACCAGCGTGGCGCGGGCGTACAACGACGCCGGCGTGTGGCGCATGCAGCAGTCCGGGGTGCAGCTCGGCACGATCAGCGGCGCGGCGGATGCGTGCAAACGGTGTGCCCCGTGGATCGGGAAGATCGTGTCGTTCGACGGCACGGTCGGCATGGTGGTCCTCCCTCACGCGACGAAGGACACCACCGTCACCGTGCAGATCGACGGGACGCTCGGCGCCGCGCGCGCGGCCGGGTGGGGGCACCCGAACGACCGGTGCAAGGTCATCGCGTACTCCCCCGGCCTGGCGATCCCGCAGCGTGACTTCGAGTACGACAAGCAGGCCGAGCATGAACGCTCGGAGCAGCGTCGCCTCGAACGTGAGATCCGGGCCGCGAAGCGTGCGGAGGCGGCTGCGATGACCGATACAGAGGCGCGGAAGGCCGCGCGGGACGTCGCGAAGGCTCAGGCCGAGATGCGCGCGTTCATCAAGGAAACGGGCCGGAAGCGGGCGTCGTACCGCGAACAACTCGCCTTTGCTGGCGGATAGGAGAGCACCATGGCGAAGCCCCTCATGTTCGTCCTCACCGCGCAGAAGCGCGCCGTGCGCCGCCAGGGCCGCGGCGAGGACTGGCAGCCCGACGAGGTCGGTTTCACGCGCCGGTGGCCCGCTGGCCGCCGCCCCGACATCGGAGTCCAGCGCTCGATCGACTACTCCGCCCTCGCGGAGAAGGCCTCCGCGCTCAACGAGTCGCAGCTGCGGTCGAACTTCCTCGACTGGCTGTTCGTCGTCGACGTCGACTCGCCCGTATCGGCCTGACAGACCCGGGAGGGGCGTCAACGCGTCATAGGCCCATGGTCTTCTCCGCGCGAAGGACGCTCACGACGCCGCGGCTTTCCGGCCAGGCGTACCTGCGCCCCTCCCACACACTCCGCGCCCGCTGGCGGCCCTGCACGTCGGCGGGCGCGGGCCCCTCACACGTCGCTCACCGCAGGGGTGCAGCGAACCCCATGAGCAGGAGGCTCACCCATGACCATTCCCACGCGCACGGCCACCCTCGGCCCGCAGTTCCCCCCGGTCTTCGACCGGCCGTTCCTGCGGTACTTCGACGGCGAGCAGGGCGGCGGCGCAGGCGGCACCCCGCCCGCGGCACCTCCGGCCGCTCCCCCGGCCGCGCCCGCGGCGCCCGCTTCTCCGGCCGCGCCCGCCGTTCCGACCCCGCCGCCCGCGCAGCCCGCGGCCCCGGCGGCTCCCGCTCCCGCTGCTCCGCCCGCCGCGCCCGCGCCGATCAACTACCACGGCGACCCGGACGAGTACGTCCGCGAGCTGCGCACCGAGGCCCGCACCCACCGGGAGGCCAAGGAAGCCGCGGAGAAGCTCGCCACCGAGCGGGAGCAGGCGCTCAACGCCGCAGCCGCCGAACGCGACACCCTCAAGCGGGAACGGGCCGTGCTCCTCGCCGCCCCCCGCCTCGGCGCCAACGCCGACCTGCTGCTCGACTCATCGAGCTTCACCACAGCCCTCGCCACCGTCGACCTTGCCGATCAGGCCGCCGTCGACAAGGCGATCACTGACGCGCTCGAGAGGAACTCGGCGTTCAAGGCTGGCCCCACCCTCCCCGGAGCAAGCGGCCCCGGGCACCAGGGCGGCCAGCCACCCACCACCACCCCCACCCTCGAAGGCGCCGTCAAGAAGGCGCTCGGGGGCTGACTCCCCGGAAGGGAGATGAACCATGCCCGTTACCCTCGCTGAGGCCAAGAAGAACGCCCAGGCCGATCTCGACGTGGCGGTGATCGACGAGTTCCGCAAGGAGACCGCGATCCTCGACACGCTGATCTTCGACGACGCCGTCAACCCGTCGGGCGGCGGCGCGACGCTGACGTACGGCTACCGCCGCCTCACGGCGCAGCGCTCGGCCGCGTTCCGAGCGATCAACACCGAGTACACGCCCGAGCACGTCACCACGACCCAGTACTACACCGACCTGGTGCCGCTGGGTGGCGCGTTCGAGGTCGACCGTGTCGTCGCCAAGATCGGTCCCGCCGCGTCTGGCTCCGTGTCGCTGAACCTCTCGCAGACGATCAAGTCGACCGTCACGAAGTTCCAGGACGCCGTGATCAACGGCGACACCGCCGCCGACGCGAACGGCTTCGACGGCCTCGACAAGGCGCTCGTCGGCTCCACCACGGAGTCCGGAACGGGCGCCGTGACCGACTGGCGCGACTTCGACTCGAACGCCCGCGCGGAGCACAAGGCTCTCGACGCGATCGACGAGTTCCTGTCGCTGCTCGACGGCACCCCGACGGTCATCCTCGGCAACACGAAGGCGCTCGCCCGCGTGCGCGCCGCCGCTCGCCGCGCCGGCATGTACACGAAGAACCCGCTCGACGGCCTCGTCGGCCCCAACGGCCGCCCGATCGTCCGCGAGCAGTACGGCGACATCGTGTTCATGGACCCCGGCAACAAGCCCGGTACGAACAACCCGATCATCCCGATCGTGACCCGCACCGTCGCCACGGTGTCCACGACCGGCCTGACCGACCTGTACGCGTACCGCGTCGGCATCGACGGCTTCCACGGTGTCTCCACCGTCGGCGGCGAGCTCGTGAGCACCTACCTCCCCGACTTCACCACGCCCGGCGCGGTGAAGAAGGGCGAGGTCGAGATGGGCCCCGTGTCCGTCGCCCTCAAGTCGACCAAGGCTGCTGCGGTCCTCCGCAACATCCGCGTGCAGTAAGGATCTGCTCATCATGGCGAAGAAGACCATCGAGACCCCCGTCGAGGGGTTCAACGGCATCGTCGCGGGCGTGCGGTTCGTCGACGGCAAGGGTTCCACGGACGACGAGGGCGCGATCGCGTACTTCGAGCGTCAGGGGTACAAGGTCGGCGGCCACGTCGAGGAGGAGATCGAGCGGAAGTACCCGCTCGGCGACCCGTCCGACAAGTGGAAGAAGGCCGAGCTGCTCGCGTACGCCGCGGACCGCAAGATCGACATCGGTGACGCGAAGACGGTCGAGCAGATCTGGGGCGCGATCAAGCCCGGCGGCACCCCGTACAAGGGCGTCACCACACCGGACGGTCAGGCGCTCGTCAACGACGCCACCGACCCGAAGGACGACGAGGTCAAGGACCAGGCGGACCTGCCGGTCAAGTAACACCTCACCGCTCCCCGCGTCACGCGACTCGCTCCGTGACGCGGGGAGCACCAGGGCACGCTCGCCGGGAGCGCGCGCAGGTTCGAGCCCCTGCGGTGTCCACCACCCCACTGAGGAGGAACCATGTTCCACATCCACACCCCCGAGCCCGTCACCGGCCGGTCGTCGTTCCTCGACGTCGACTTCGTGGACGGTGTCGCCCACGTGGAAGAACTCCACCCGGAGCGCGCGAAGGCCCTCACCCTCCACGGGTACACGGTCATCGAGGAGATCGTCGGCACGCTACTCAAGGACATGACCGTCCCCGAGCTGCGCGACCTCGCCAAGGAGGAGGGCATCGACGTCCCCCCCAAGGCGAAGAAGGCCGACATCATCGGCGCGATCGAGGCCGCCCCGGTGCGGGTGCTCACGGCCGCCGACGCGGAGGACGCAATCTCCCCCATCCCGGGGCACATCGACAACGGCGACGGGTCGTTCACCGCCCCTGCCAGCGTGCTCAACGGTGGGGTGATCACCAGCCTGCCGTTCATGGTCCAGCCCGAAGGCGGAGAGGCGTTCATTCCGATCAAACCAAAGGACGCCGTATGACCCCGTTCGCCACCCCGGAGGACTACGCCGCGTACGCCGAGGACGAGTTCGACGGCACGCAGGAGAAGCTGGCGAAGCGGCTCCGGGCGGCATCCGACGAGGTGCTGTCTCTGACCCGCCTCGCCGCGTACGACACCGTCGGCGGCATCCCGTCGGACACCGCAGTCGCTGAGGCGTTCCGTGATGCCGTGTGCGCGATCGTGGAGCACTGGCAGCAGACGGACGACCCGTTCGACGTGGACGCCGCGCAGGGCGCCGTGAAGATCGGTTCCGTGTCCCTCGGCACCACGTCCTCGTCACCGGACAACCTGTCCGCCCGAGAGAAGCTGACCCGCCGGATCGGCAACCGCGCCGTCACCATCCTCACGAACGCGGGCCTCATTGGGTCCGCCGTCGCGCACACGTAGGAGGCCCCCGTGGCACGTCTCCGCGCGAAGCACCTCCCCCACCGTGTCGACCTGCAGCTCCCCGGCGGTGAGGGAGCCGAGGGGGACGTCCCCGGCGACGTCCGCGAGGACCGCCCGGCGTACGTCGAGCAGAAGACCCGCCTCGTCATCGACCGGCGCGCGGAGTCACCGACGCTTGGGCAGGAGATCACGGCGACGGCGTTCGTGGTGTTGCTCCCCGAGGATGATGTGCCACCCCGCACGTCCGTGACCGTGTGGAAGGGAATCCCGCGCGAGCGCACGTCTCAGGTCATCGACTCGGCGAAGTTCGACTATCGCGGCACCCCAAGCCACATCGAGCTGTACCTCGAGTAGGAGGCCACGGTGGGCGTACGCGTGCAGGTCACCATGACGAACAACCTCGACCGGATCCTCGACGGCATCGACGCCGACCTCACCCGCGGCATCAACCTCGCCGCCGAACGCCTCCTCGCGCTCTCCGCCGAGCGCGCGCCGCTCGACGTCGGCACCCTCGTCGGATCCGGGCACGTAGAGCCCGCCACGACGCCCGAGGACGGCGCCGCGGTCGTCTACGACACCCCGTACGCCGCGCGCCTCCACGAGCACCCCGAGTACCGGTTCCAGAACGGCCGCCAGGGGAAGTACCTCGAGGGCCCCGCCGTGGAGAACCGGAAGGAGCTCGGCGACATCATCCGGAAGCAGGTGCAGGGTGGCTGAGGAGACGACGCTCGCGCGCGCGGCCGCCGGGATCATTGCCGTCGCGGGACTGGGCGTGTATCGCGCCGACGGTACACCGTACGCGGCGGGTGAGCACGCGCTCCTCGTCGACAAGCCCCTCCCCACCTCGATCGACGGGTGCACGCTGATCACCCCGTTCGATCGGGTTCGGTCGGGTCGCACGGAGGTCACCTACCGGCTGCAGGTCGCGACCCGCCTCGTCTCCCTCAACGGCTCGAAGGCCGCCATCCGGGAGCGCGCCGACCAGATTGCCGCCCTGTTCGACCGGCGCGAGTACACGCCCCCGATCCTCGGGATCTCGTACGCCGCCGAGTACTCCCGGCTGTTCTTCGACGCCGACACCCAGAACCGCGTGATGGTCACCCAGAACTTCATGTTCACCGGCCGCACCCCATAGACCCCCGCACGGGGACCACCAACAACCCACGAAGGAGGACCGGCTCATGGCCGATCGCACCATCTACGACACCACGGTCCCCAGCGCGGGATCGCGGGGCATGGCCCACCAGCGGATCCTCCGGGTCCGCTACAACGGCGCCTGGACGAACATCACCGGCGACCTCGACAACCTCAAGACGACCCCGTCGCCCGTGGCTGTCCCGTCGAACCGGTACGGCAACAAGGCGAACCAGTCGTCCGACAAGATCGCGGACAACTACGTCATCACGTTCGGCGTGGAGGCGGTCCGTGGCTCGAACGGCATGTTCGTCGCCGCGCAGGCGCCCGTCCGCGACCTGCTCAAGAAGGGTCGCCTCACGGGCGCCGACAACCGCATCGACGCACAGTGGTTCGACGCGCTCGACGACGACGTCCCCGCGTTCCAGGGCACGTTCCGCATCGAGTGGGACGACGCGAACACCGGGTACGCCGACGGCGCCGGCTGGTCGTTCACGCTCACCAGCGTGTCGCCCGTCCTCCAGATCACGTCCCCGATCGCGACGGCGGTCCCGCTGATCGAGACGGTCCTCCCCACCGGCAAGACCGTGGGCGACGTCATCTACATCAAGGGATTCAAGTTCACCGGCACGACGGGCGTCTCCGTCGACGGGGTGAACGTCGTGAAGTTCACCGTCATTGACGACAACACCCTCTCGGTGCTCGTCCCGACCGGTGTGTCCGGCGCGTCCCCGGTCATCGTCACGAACGCGGGCGGCGCGTCCACCGCGTACGCGTACACCGCAGCCTGATCTGGGAAGGGCAGGGCTTCCCATGATCACGACCGAACGACACGGCCGGAACCTCCACATCATCGTCGAGGGGGTGGACGACCCCTACGTCATCCGCCCCCTCCCCGGCAACGCCGGCATCCAGATCACCGCGACATACCTCGGCTCCGCCGGCGGCATCGAGAACACGCAGGAATTCCTCCACGCGCTCATCATGGCCGTCGACGGCGCCGCCGAAGACCCCGAGACGGGCCGATGGGTACCACTCCCCGAAGACCAGTGGACGAACTACAACCGGCTCGGACGGGAACTCCGCCAGACCGAAGCAGAGATGGTCATCCAGCCTGCGTTCTACTGGCAGACGATCCTCGGCGACGACGGCGTCCGCATCTACCTCGAGGACGGCGGTGGGCTCACCGGCGCCCTAAAAGCGCTGGGGGCGCTGCGGAACCGAGCGAGCCTCTTGACTACGCGGACATCGCCCCTTTCGCCCTCGGCCCTCTCGATGACAACGGGATCTCCACAGCCGGGTACGAGTTCCCGCCCGGTTGGCGGGAAGAACGCCGGAGGCGGCGGGAAGCGCAAGAAGCGCCGCCGTCGCTGAGCGCGCTCGAGTTCTGGACCCTGATCTGGCCGGAACTGTTCGGCAACGTCGAACTGGACCTCGCGCAGACCGGCCTCATCCCCGACCTCGATGACGCGCTGACTCGCCGCTCGTGGCACTTCACCCGGGCGGCGATCCTCCGCGCCGCGCACACCCCTGACACCTGGATGTATGAGGAGGTCGACCGTGGGATTCGACGCCGGCGCTCTCCTGTTCAAGATCCAGGCGGTCGGGGCCCAGCTGTTCAAGCAGGACATGCGGGAGTCGAAGGCCGGGATCGAAGGGGTCGAACAGGCCTCGATGAAGGCGAAGAGCTCCGCTGAAGGTCTCGGCAAGGCCCAGGACGACGTCGGCAAGTCGGCGAAGTCGCTGGCCGAGCAGATCGCCGATGTCGAGGCGCAGCTCAAGGCCGAGGGCAACGAGTCCGAGACACTGAAGCAGAAGCTCGCGCGTCTCAAGGCCGAGCAGGCCGAGCAGAAGCGCGCCAGCGAGGAGCAGCAGCAGGCGGCCGTCAAGCTGGCCGCCGGGCTGGTCGCGATCGGGCTGGCCGCATCCGCGATGGTTGGCCTGTCGGTGGCGAAGTTCACCGAGTTCGGCGCGCAGATGTCGAACACGTCCGCCGCGACCATGGCGACCGCCGACGAGCAGAAGAAGCTCGGAGAGGCTGCCCTGCAGGCTGGGGCGGACACCTCCTACTCGGCCACCGAAGCCGCCGCGGCCGAGGAGGAACTCGCGAAGGCGGGCCAGTCCGTCAACGACATCGTCGGTGGTTCCCTGTCCGGGTCGCTCGCTCTCGCCGCGGCCGGTCAGCTCGAAGTTGCTCGGTCCGCGGAGATCATGGCGACTGTTCTCACCCAGTTCCAGCTCCCTGCGAAGGATGCGGCGCGCGTGTCCGACGTGCTCGCCGCTGGCGCCGGGAAGGCGCAGGGCTCCGTTGAGGATCTGTCTCTGGCGCTGTCGTATGTGGGGCCGCTCGCGCAGGCCATGGGCTGGTCGCTCGAGGAGACCGCGGGCACGATCGCGTACTTCTCCACGCAGGGTATCGCCGGGGAGAAGGCCGGCACGTCGCTCCGGGGTGTCCTCGCCGCGCTGCAGGCCCCGTCGGCGGCCGCCGCAGAGGTTATGAAGCAGTACGGCATCCAGGTGTACGACTCGAACGGGCACATGCTCAAGGCCGCCCCGCTCGCGGAGCAGCTCAAGACCAAGCTCGGTTCACTGACGGACCAGGAGCGGCAGGCCGCGCTCGGCCGCATCTTCGGCAACGAGTCCCTTCTCGCTGCCACACTGCTATACGGCGGCGGGGCTTCCGCTGTCGAGAAGTGGACCGGGGAAGTCACCGACGCCGGGTACGCCGCGGAGCAGGCCGCGAAGCGGCAGGACAACCTCGCCGGCGACGTGGAGAAGCTAGGCGGCGCGTTCGACACGGCCCTCATCAAGACCGGGTCGAACGCGAACGACACGCTCCGCATGCTCGTCCAGTCCACGACGGCACTCGTCGACATGTTCGGGGAGGCCCCCGCACCGATCCAGACGACCGCGATGATCCTCGGGGTTGGTACGGCCGCACTCGCGCTGTTCGGCGGTGGAGCTGTCATCGCTCGCGCCAAGGTCATCGAACTGAAGGCGCAGTTGGACCTCGCCAACGTCAGCATCGGCCGCACCGCGATGATCGGAGGCGCCGCTGGCGTCGCTCTCGCGGGCCTCGCTGTGGTCATCGCCGTCGTCGCGCAGAAGCAGGCCGAGGCCCGCCAGCGCGCGGAGTCGTACGCGGAGGCGCTCGGGCAGGGCACGGACGCCGTGCGAAAGTTCGTCGCCGAGTCTCTGACGGCTGAGGACTCGTGGCTGTGGATCTCCCGCGGTTCCGCGGCAGACGCTGCCGAGAAGTTCGGGATTAGCCTCGACACCCTCGCCGATGCCGCGCAGGGCGACAAGAAGGCCCTCGCTGAGTTGGCCGACGTCATCGCCGCCGGTCACGGTGACACGATCGCCGCGACCCGCCTCTCCGAAGCGCACGGACTTTCGATGGTGGAGGTGTCGTCTGCCGCGACTCGCGCCGTCCAGGGCATCGAGGAGTTGCAGGCTGCGGAGGTCGACGGGACGAAGGTCACCGAGCAGAAGAACAAGATCACCGCCGAAGGCACCGAGGTCTCGAAGACCGCCGCGGCCGCGTACCTCGATGAGGCCGATAAGGTCGGATCGCTTGAGGACGAACTGTCGAAGTTGATCGACACGATCATGGAGGCCAACGGGGTCGGTCAGGACGCGATCTCCGCGAACATCGACTACCAGAACGCGCTCGCGAAGGTCGACGAGACAATCCAGAAGGCGCGCGACGGGGCCGAGGGCTACGCCCTCACGCTGGACACGAACACGCAGGCCGGTCGCGACAACATGGACATGCTCGTCAGCATTGCCCAAGAGGCCGAGAACAACGCGAAGGCCCAGTTCGCGGTGGACAAGAACACCGAAGCGTACCGTCAGACGCTTGAGAACAGCCGTCAGGCACTCATCGACCGTGCCCAGCAGCTCGGGATGAACTCGGACGAGGCGCAGGCCCTCGCGGACCAGATCCTCCGCATCCCTTCTTCGTCGCAGTGGGAGGTCATCGCGAAGACGCAGCAGGCGTCGACGGACCTCGCACGGTTCATCGCGGACGCGGAGCAGAAGGTCATCCGCATCGGTGTGACGACGTACGCGAAGGACGGCCCAATGGGGCAGGTCCGGATCAGCACCCCCGGGTCACCGGACAAGTACGCCGACGGCGGCATCAACGCCGGTGGCGTCCGGTTCTTCGCGTCCGGTGGTCACGAGCACCACGTCGCGCAGATGGCGCGCGCGGGTGCGATGCGGGTGTGGGCGGAGCCGGAAACCGGTGGGGAAACCTACCTGCCTCACGCGATGTCGAAGCGGGCACTGTCGGAGCGGTACATGGCGGAGACGGCATCCATCTTCGGAGGGGTGTACATCCCTGCGGCGGCCGCGCAGACGATGCGCTCCGCGCCGGCGCAGCCCACGCAGGTGCAGATCGTGGGCGCGCGGATCAGCGGGTCGCTCGACCTCGGCAACGGTCTCATCGGGATGATCGACGGTCGCATCGACGCTGCCCAGACGACCGATGACGCCGCGTGGCGAGGTGGGAGGAAGTCGCTGTGATCATCCGTCTCGTGCCGCACCTCGACTTCTCCCCCACCCCCCGGGTGGACGTCCGTCTGGTCGACGAGGCGTTCACCTGGGACGGTGGCACCCCGGGAGTGACGGGACCCGACAGCCTCGATGGTGGGACACCGTCCACCACGTCCGGCGGGTACGACGCGGGCGACCCGTTCACGCGGGTCGTGGACATCCCGGAGGGGACGGACACGGTCACCCTGCGAAGCACGTCGGAGGGGCGCACGTTCTCCGTGCGCGGCGGGATCGAGCGGGCGTTCTCTCGCCCGTTCGGGATCCAGGACGTCGAGCCGCCCCTGCGGGGTGTCCCGGTGTCCTACGCGCTCGACTGCTTCGCCGCCGGCGTCAGCGTGGGCACGGTCGACCTCGGGTCGGTGACGGTGCCGCGGTTGGGGCAGCTCTACGACGCGGTCATCCAGCCGCCGTTCGAGCCGCAACTCGCTGTGCACCTCGAGGAGATGCAGGCGAACGTGCCCAGCATCACCCGGAACGCGCCGCTCGCGCTCGTCACCCCGGAGGACGCCTACGTCCCCTCGGTGATCGCGCGCGGCCGCCGGGCCGGGCTCACCGACGTCGAACTCGACCTCGCAATCCCCGACCGGGAAACGGCCCGGAAGGTGTGGGCCACCCTCGGCACGGAAGACGACCCGCAGATCCCGGTGTGGCTCATCCGCTCCACCAACCCGCTCCTGCCGGGCGTGTTCTTTTGCGCCGTCGAGTCGCCCGTCGAGGTGTCCGTCGACCTGCACTACGGGGGCGTGCAGTCTCGGCTGCTGGTGCGGGTGACGGAAGTCGCCCCGCCCGCGCCGGGCCTCGTCGTGTCTCCCCTGTCTTACGACGACATCGACGTGTCCTACCCGGACTACACCACCGCGGACTCCGCGTACGGGTCGTACGGGGAACGAGACACCGACTGGTCCCTGGCCGGCGCCGCCGGCGGTTAGGAGCCAAGCATGCGGGCTGCACAGTCCACCACCCTGCAACTCCTCCGGGACGGTGCCGGGGGTTTCGACGTGACCTGGACCGCGGACCTCATGTACGACGGGGAGCGTCGTCTCGCCGGGCTCGACATCGGGGAACCGGACCTGACGTGGGACCTGTCCCGCTTCGTCGTCGCATCCGGGTCGGTCCCGATCACATGGGCCGACGCGTTCGGCACGTCCGTCATCCCCCGGGAGGTGGGTGACTGGTTCGCCCCGTTCGGTGCGGAGCTGCAGATCGACTGCCTAATCCGCGCGAACAGGTTCGAGGACCGCATCCCCATGGCCCGCCTCGTGATCGAGTCCGTGCCCGAGGCGGACGACCGCCGGGTCCTGTTCCAGGGCGCCCCGGTCAGCATCGGATCCGCGTTCACGGTGAACGTGTCCGACCGGCTCGCGAAGGTCAAGCGGGACGAGTTCCTCGTGCCGACCGCGGCCGGGTCCGGGTCGGCGTGGCAGGAGATCCAGGCGATCACCCGGTTCCCCGTGATCCGCACCGCCGTCGACGCGACCGTGCCTACGGGCATGGCCTACGAGGGCAAGAAGGACACGATCGTGTCCCAGCTGTTCGACCTGATGGGCGCGTGGCCGCACCTCACCGGAGACGGTGTTCTCACCGGCCTGTCGAAGGAGTGGGGCGACCCGGTCGACGAGATCCGCGGGTACGTGTCGGCGCCGGTGTCGATGGACTCCGAGGACACGTACAACGCGGTCGTCGTCGAGGGTAAGGACGCGGCCGGTGACCCGATCATCGCGACGGCGTACGTGCGGGACGGGTTCCTGCGCGTGGAGAACGGCGACGGCGGTGTCTCCCCGTTCGGGGTGAAGCCCTACCGGTACCCGGCGAAGTTCCTGCAGACGTACCCGGAATGCGCCGCGTACGCGACGTCGCTGCTCGAGCGAGTGTCTCGCCTGCGCGGGGTGCGCCGCACCGTCGTGGAACCGTTCAACCCGCTCCGTGAGCCCGGCGACGTCCTCACGTTCGACGGCGGTCTGGTCCGCGTCGTCCAGCTCCGCCACGACGGCGGCTTCACCCGCTCCGTCGTCGAGGTGCCCGACCAGTAGGAGGTCACCGTGGCCGATGTTGCGCGGCGTGCCGTCGATGAGAAGTCGACCCTCACCCCCCGCGTCGGCCGGTACGTCGGCGCCGACGGGCTGAACGCGCTGGTTGACCTCGGTGACCAGCGGGTGCCGGTGCAGTTCGCGACCCCGTGGGTGCCGCTGATCAACGAGCCCGTGTGGGTGGACTCCGTCGACGGGCTTCTCCGGCTGGTCGGGCCGACCACACCGAAACCCGGCATCGGGGTCGTCGAGACCATCAACAGCGCCGGGACGTCGGCGGTGGTGCAGACCGACTTCGGCACGTACACGCTGACCGTCGCCCCCACCGACCCGATGCCGACGTCGGGCGACACGGTGGGCATCCACTGGTCGTCGCAGCCGTGGTGCACGCTCCTGATCGACGTGCCCGAGCCGGAGGCGCCGCCGCCGGCGCCCGGCGGGGGCGGGTCGACGGTGAAGACGGCGGAGTTCCGCGCGGTCGATGCCGGTTCCACGGACCGCGGCGCGCCCCGCTGGTGGAACGCGCAGCCGTGGTCCTCGGACTCCACGTACGGGGCGTGGTTCTACGGCAACCAGATCAAGGACACCATCCCCGTCGGGGCGCAGCTCGCGCACGACGACGACGGAAGCCCTCTGCTGCAGTTCTTCGTTGCGTGGGATCGGCGCCGCTACGGCGGGTCGCGGTTCACGCTCCACTCCGACGCGACCAAGGCCGGTGTGCCGGCGATGTCCGGGTTCACGGTGTGGAACCCGGACGGCGGATGGCAGACGCCTCCCAACGCACAGGAGTGGTTCGACGCGCTGAAGGCCGGCGGCGACCGGTACGGGGTCGGCCTGAATCAGGGCGGATACGAACAGTTCAAATCGTTGGCGCAGGACGGCATGTCCGGTGCCCTGCGGATCAGTTGGAGGTAGGGCATGGGGCACATTCAGGATGCGGACGGGACACTGACGATCCAAGCAACGCCGACGCAGACGGTAGCGGACCTGCAGGCCGTCGCGGACCGGGTCGAGGAGATCGGCGGTCTGCTCCGGGATCCGCAGGCGGAGCGGCTTCTGCTGACGAACTCGCAGGTCAAGGACGGCTGGCTGTTCTTCGAGACGGACACCGGCATCGGCTACGCCCGGAAGGGCGGCTCGTGGGTGCCTGCGTTCGGGCTGCAGCCGGAGATCGCGCTGTACCCGACCGGTGCCGCGTTCTCCGTCAACGGTGCCGCCAACGTCGCGAACTGGGCCGCGCTGAACACGGGCGGCAGCTACGCCACCCCGGGGTGGTTCACGTACGACTCGACCACGGGTGACGTGACCTGCACGAAGGCGGGCCGCTACTCGGTCACCGCGCGTATGGCCGTCGCCGCGACGCCGGAGTGGACGGACACCGCGAACAACAACCAGAAGCGGGACCAGTCGCTCGTGGCGTACCTCGTCCGCAACGGGTCCGGGTCCGACGTCCTCGCGCAGGACAGCCTCAACACGCACCGCACCTACGCGACCATGATCAAGCTCGACATCGGCACCATCCCCCTCTCCGCGGGCGAGAAGGTGCGCATGTACATCGCCGCGACGTCCGCCGCGATCAACATCGGCGGCACCGGCCGTGTCGCGGGTGAGCTGAATATCCGCTACCTCGGCGCGCTCTGAGAACGGAGGCCACCATGAGCATCCGGTACGCCGACGGCCAGCACAACGACGCGTCCGGCACACGCGACGCGTTCCGCCGGTTCTCCGACGACCTCGAGGCTGAGGGGCTCCCGCCGCTGACCGTCGTCTCCGGTGACCGTGAGCCCGCGGAACAGGTCGATTTCTTCGTCTCCCGGTTTCGTCAGCAGGCGACGGGCGGCGGCCCGTACGGTGACGTGCGCTGGTGGGACGGTTCCGCGTGGGGGTACCCCGGCGGCACCCGGTGGGTGCGCTGGTCCAGCGCCGGCACGGTCGCTGTGCCCGGCACCGGCAACCACGAGAAGCACCGCTCCAATGATCTGGGGTGGCCGTACAACGCGGTCACGACGGCGCACCTGCGGGCGCGCGTGATCGCGGAACGGCACAACATCACCTGCGACGGCCTCGGCTTTGGCGAGGCGTGGCACTGGACGTACTGGGGCGCGCTCGGCGTCATCGGTGCGCCCGCCTCGACCAACGCGACACCGTTCAAACCGGAAGGATTCCTCATGGCCCTCAACGATGACGAGCAGCGCGAGCTGCTTGACGGCGTCCGCCAGATCAAGGGGTGGCTGCGCGGCGACCAGCCCGACGTGGACCGTCTCAGCGAGATCGTCGTCGCCGTGCGCGACCTGTTCAAGCGCATCCGCGGCGAGAAGGCCAACGTCGACATGCCGCAGGACATCCTCGGTCAGCTCGAGGCCCTGCGCGTTGAGGTGCAGGGGCTCATCGACGCGAGCAAGCCGACGTCGTGAGCTTCCTCCACCGAGTGTGGGGCGCCAGCATCTGGCACCCTGACGCGATCCCGGAGCGTGAGCAGAAGTACCGGTCCTTGAAACGGGTCTGGCTGCCGATGTACGACGTCCTCGCGATGTGCGCCGGCGTCGCCGGCGTCGTCTACGGGTCGCGTCTCCTCGACCGTCTCTACGGCGACCAGACCGATCTCATCGCAGGGTTCTTCGCTGCGGTCGCGGTGGCGTGCTTCGCCGGCGTCGCGTTCCCTCGCCTGTGGGCGGTGGAGGCCGTGGGGAAATGCGTCCTCGTCGGCATGGTCGTCGCGTACGCCTTCGCGGTGATCGTGTCGCCGTCGCCGGAGCAGCTCCTCGCGAAGGAGGCGCCGTCGTGGTTCATCTTCACGGTGCTGCTGCTCACGCTCCCGTTGCCGCTGTTTCGTCTCGAACTGCTCGCCAACGAGTGGGCGGACCGGCGGGCGGTGGAGCGCCGCAAGCACCTGATCGGGGGTACCGGTTGAGCGACAACGGCATCGCGATCGCCCTCATCGGTGTCGTGTCGACGGTTCTCGTCGCGTTGATCGCTGTATGGCGGTTCTGGCGGAAGGACCGCGCCGACGCGAACGCGGTCGAGGAGGGCACGATCAGCGGCCGGTTCAAGGACGCCGACACCCTCATGCAGTACATCGACCAGCGTGTCGACGAACGCACACGGGCACTGACGAAGCAGCAGGAGGAGACGGACGCCGAGCTTCGGAAGCTCGAGGGACGGTTCTCCGAGCTCGCGGAGGCGGTGCGTGCGGTGACGTCGATGCAGTGGATCTGGGATCAGCGGGGCCGCCAGGGTGTGATGCCGATGCTCCCGGATCCGATCCTCCACAAGCTCGGCCTCGGTCACATCGCTGAGGACTGGCAGACCGAACCGACCCCGGGAGCCCCGGGGTCTTCCTCTTGAAAGGACACCACCCTCGTGGATATCGCCATTCCCGCCGCGCCTGCCGGCATCCTGACCCTGCTCGCGTTCTTCGCCCCGTACGCGATCGGCGCCCTGAACGGGGCGCTGCCGTTCGTGCAGAAGCCGTGGCAGAAGAAGCTCGTCACGATCATCGTCGCCGTCGTTCTCGCCGCGATCGTCGTCGTGTTCTACCAGAACATCACCGGCGAGCCGATCGGCAACATCTGGGTCTTCCTCCTCCTCTCGGTGGTGATCGTCTCCGCGTCCTACACGCTCATCACCCGCGGCACGGCATCCGCCGTCGAGCGCGCCGCCGAGAAGCCCGCCCGGGTCGACGGCGCGCACAACGAGTGATCCGGTTCCTCTTCGCGGCGGCCGTCCTCGCCTGGACGGTCGCCGCTCTCTCGTACCACGGCTTCACCCGGATCACCCCCTCGTCATCGACGTCGTCACCCTGTCGCCGTCACCCCCCTCTCGTAGATCAGGAGGCCGCTCGTGGCTGACCTTGTAGGACCGATCCAGTTCAAGCGCGGCACGTCCGCGGAATGGGCGTCGGCGACTGTGCCGCTCGCGGAGGGCGAGATGGGCATCGACCTCACCGCCCGGCGGGTGAAGATCGGTGACGGAACGACCCTGTGGCCCGGCCTGCCGTGGACGACACCCGACGCTGACACCCTCGACGAGCTGCAAGATCTTCTCGCCACGCTCGCCAGCGTCACCGCCCCTGTGGACGCTGCGATGACCGCAGTGCAGACAAACACGGGCTCGGCGTTCTACCAGGCGCAGGCGAAGCTGTTCGTTTCACTCAAGGCCGCAGCAAAGAACCCGGATCTGCTGATCGTCGGTTCCGTCACAGTCGACTCGTCGGACCTGGTGACGTCCGCCGCCGTCGTGTGGCCCGACGGAACGCCTGGCACCCTGACGATCACCGCGCGTCATTCGACGGGTGCGGTGAACGCGTACAACATCACGTACGGTTCGCCCGTCACGAAGACGTTCACCCAGCCGACCATCACGCGGAACAGCAACGGTGCCGCGACGAACGTTCCGCAGATTGTGGTGAGCTGACATGGGCATTCTCGACGCACCTTCGTACTCCCGCGCTGCCGCTGACAAGCGGTTCCCCACCGTCCCGAACGCGCGCGCGGCGGGCAAGACCAGCGGCGGCATGATCTGCATGATCTTCGACGACAACTGGGCAAACCAGTACACGTTCGGTCTCCCCACCGTGGAGGCTACGGGCGGGCGTGTGACGATCGCGACGAACTCCTCCACGTTCAATGGGTCGAACCGTTTCACGTCGGCGCAGATCCTCGACGCGTTCAACCGCGGGCACGAGATCGCGAACCACACGCTCACCCACTACGACATGACGACGCTGACGGCTGCTCAGCGCGCGGACGAGTGGGACACGGCGCAGGCGGCGATCACGTCTCTCATCGGTCAGCCGGCGACGACGTTCGTGTACCCGTACAACAAGACGACCCTCGCGATCGACCAGCAGAACTACCTGCGGTACGACCGGGCGTTCGCGGGGAACAACATCCCGTACCTCGAGCCGGTCAACGATCGCGACACGTTCCTGCACGGCCGCTGGTCGTGGTCGAACGACACGTCGAGCATCCACCAGCGCGCGCTGAACTTTGTGCGGATGGCTGCGGCGACGGATTCGGTGTTCACGATCTTCTGTCACCAGATCATCCCGACGACCTCCGCGAACGATGGGAACATCAGTGAGGCGAACTTCACGGAGCTGGTGAACCTGGCCGCGTCGCTGGGTGTGCCGATCGTCCCCGCGAACGTAGCTTTCCCCCGGTTCAACCGGCTGCCCGACGCGGGCATGGAGAGCAGCAACACGCTCTACCACGTGGTCAGCGGGACTAACACGACGAACACGTACACCAGCGTCACCGAGTCCCCGATGGCGAACTACTACGCGGGCACGAAGTTCAAGCGTTTCACCGGTGACGGTTCGGCGACGCTGATCGACATGCAGGATGCGTACATCCCGCTGCGATCAAGCGACCCGTGGACGCTGTCCGCCGAGTGCCGACAGAACCGCACCAGCGGCGGCGGATCGGGGCACGTGGTCCAGGAGTTCGATTCGTACGGCACGCAGATCGGAGCGAACATCCTGTCCACGGCGAACACGTCGAACATCACGAACTGGACACAGACGACGTTCGACTACACGCCCTCCGCGACGGCCCGAAGCTTCCGTGTCGGCTGGTATCAGTCGAGCATGGTCGGGACCACAGACTGGGACCACATGGCGATCGACCTAAAGCGTCGCCCCGCGCTCGGCTGAGCGCACATGACAACGCCCCCAGGGCACCCACTTTTTCGGTGGGTGACCCTGGGGGCGTTTCGTCGTTGTCAGGCCAGCACGGCCTGGTGCGCGTCACCGCGGCATAGGCAGACCTCTGCGCCAGCCATGCCGCTGACGGCATCCTCCATGTGCCCGCACTCGGCGACCACCCGGCGCCGCAACAGTGTCTTCCCGATGCGGACGTTCGCGTTGTCGTGCCCGCATTTTGCGCACACCTTGACGCCGCCGACGATGACCGTCTTCGCTTCCGCGCGTGTATCTGCCACGCGACCCCCCTGTTCTCAGCCGCCGGCTCCCATGCCGCTCGCTGTCCCCCGTTCGGAGGACGCTACCGCACGGTGACCGCGTTTCGCCACACGACCGGCTCCCAGTGGTCCCCACCGACATCGACCGCGACCATCACGACCCGGTCGTTCGCACCCCGTGCTACCCCGGGCTCACGCGTCGCGGGTCGGTCGCGCCACTGAACCCACACCCACACCGGCCGCGGATCCGTGAACCACTCGACAGGCTGACGCCCGAACGCCTGCATCGGCAGCGTGCACGGCGCTACCCGCGCCAGCGTCCGCGTGAGCTTCTCGTCCGTGACCTTCGTCGAACCCATGACCCATCACGGTAGACGCCACCACCGACATGCCAACTCGGGTTGCAGCGTGACCATGACGCTCCAAGTGACACGCCTGTCCGGTTGCAGCGTCAGCCGATATGAACGCCCCTCCCGCACCGAGTGTGCAGGGAGGGGCGTTTCGTGCGTCAGGAGCGCCTGGCGGCGTTGACGAACAGCACCCCGAGAAGGATGACAACTCCGAAGACCGCCGCGGCCACACCAACCCACATCCACGCGTACTGTGTGCCGGCGAGAGCGAGATGAGAACCGTATCCGCCGAGCGCAAGCTCGTACTTCCCGATTCGATCGGACTGCGCCGCAGACGACCCGGCCGCGAACGCGATGAACGCACCACCCACGAGGAGCGCGCCCGCGATGATGAGAAGCGCCGTCAT